GCGCAAAGATATGGCGGCTAACAACTTATGTCAAGGCGGAAAATAGAATGGTTACTTATGCTCTATCTTTTCATATACGAAATTTATACCTCCTATTTTTTTAGACTACGCATTCAAAATAAGATCATTTTTTAAGATATCTCCTTTCTCATTTCCTTTTTCACTCCTTATTCTTTCAACTTCTTCTTCTGGAGCGTCAGTCAGCGCCAGCATCTGAACAACCTGTTCAAGTGATGCTATTCCATCAGTATATAATTTACCGATAGCATTCCATGTTCTTTGCTTATCTTCAGTAAACGGTTCAGAGAATTCAAAGGAGATTTCCAGCTTGTCCAATCCTGCTGTTTTATCCAAATGGAGATACTTCAAGATACTTATAATTAGATTCTTTTCTCTATCTATAAGTTCTTCATACATTTCTTTCCGGTTATCCCTCTTAATATATCCCAAGATCATGGCATTCTTGATTGCATCCCCAGAGAGAGTGCCCATGCCTTTAATCTTATCGAAAGAGAAATCAGGAGTGAAGGTATCAAACAGGATGGAATCATTCAAATCTTGCTTCTCTGCCTCTCTGGTTTCAGATGATTGCGGAGGATTGACATACTCGAACTTTGAATTTGCTCCCTGACATTGGATTAGTTTACCAGGCTTATTAGGGTCCGCCATCATTTGAATAACATCAGCGGAAGCCACTGCTATGGGATCTGCAAAGTAATTGTTGGTATCTCCTACCTTTGAATCCAAAATCTCTTCACGCTTTAATCTTGGTTCCGCTCCATCCCATGCTTTGGGTTGACTATAATACAGTACATTAATCTTTCCTGTAGGGTTCGGATAAGATTCTACCTCATACCCAATATTTCCTTTCCGACAAAAGAAAAGCATATCTGGTGTCTGAATATCCCAGTGCTGAACAGTTTTACCGTTTTCTTTTAGTTTGTACCCATAAGCGAAGGCAGTCATGTTCCCATACTGGTCAAACAAAGGACGGAGTTTATAGCCATTGGAACGGGCCAGCACCATACTTCTTACTTGCCGCTCCCCTGTCCTATCATCCCTATACAGGTGATAAATTTTAGCCGATTCTGTTTCAGCACCGGCAAGTCTCTTTGACTGTCTCATAGTAGAGTTGAAACGAGTCGTTTTAATGAAGTCCGTAAACAGAGCAAATGCATCATCAGAGCCGTTTTCTTTCTTCCATTTAATGGGATTTCCCAAGAGGAAGAATAGTTCCACCTCATTAATATATCTCTGTCTAGTTCGCGGAAGCTTCTCCGAAATATAAGGATCATCATTCTTCCGGTATTTATTTGACCTTGACATTACCTCATGTGTTTGAGGATTATACTCTTTAATGGCAGAATTCACTTCATCATCCCGGTTCTGCATCATATCAATAGCCGCTTCAATATCCCCATCCTGGATCAGTTGATATAAGTTCCGCTCTACACCTGCCGAATTCAAAGCCAGATTGCGGAAGTAAGTCATTATTTGTTGTAGGTAGTTATTCATATCATTATTTTAGTAGATTCCTAAATCTGATTTACTGACGTTTTTGGGTTTTATTATCTGCCCGAAGATATGCCCATTAACATAATAGCGGGTAGCATCTTCTCCATGGTTATCGTGATCTTCAGGTTCGTTGACAAAGTTCCCGTCTTTATCTTTCGCCCATATGTAATTGCGTTTTTCCTGTTGCAAGTTATAAGAACGTTTGGTTAGAAAGACATTATCAAAGTCTTTTATCCGTTCTATGCCTGCAACTATTGAACCAGCTCCTTTCTGTACTGGATATATTATAACTCCTCCATTAGCTATTTCTTGTATCAATCTGGGGTCGGCACTATCAGCATAAACATGAAGATTCTCTTTTTTCAATTCCCTTATCAGGTCAGACACAAGCATTCCTGTTTTATAGAATACTTCATCAATATACAAATCATTATTGACAATTCCACACTTAACACAAGCTGATGGGTCATGTGTAAAACCAAAGTCAAGTCCAAGAGCCACTTTTTTAGCATAAGGAGGAAATTCATCAACAATACCCCACTTCTTGAACACTGCACCTTCTGCCACGTCAGCCCACCGACCGATAACCACATGAGCGTATTTTTCGGGGTTGTTCACCTTCATGTCCTCGACCTCTTTCAAGAACTCAGGAGAAAGATTCTCCAAGTTATCAAGATAAGTCGTATGAATATGAAGCACATTCGGATGAGTGGAAATTTGAACCTGCACACCATCAATCTCTACCAGTTTGTGAGTGTTCTCAATGTATTTTTTGTAGATGAAGTGATTGGAGTCGCAAGGATTCATTATAATGATGATCCGGTTCTGAATGCCCTTCTTACGGATGGAGAGCATAATTTTGTCGAATTCTTCTTCATTGGTCCATTCTTCCGCTTCATCACAGACGAAAGTAGTGATACCCTGAATGGATTTCAGCTTTGCCGTCTGATTACCCGAAGATGTTTTAATACCCCGGAACATGATACGGCTCTTAGTCATTCTGTTGACTATATCCGTCTTGGTAGTCTTGAAATACTTGGTCGTTCCGTCAAGGTCTATCTTTTCCATCATTTCCGGGATGATAGACATACCGGCGGAAACCATTGTGTAACGGGTATAGAGGATTTGATGTACTATCTTCTCGACTTCCGTCATTTCAAAAGTAAGCCGTTCAACGAAAGTGGAAGCATTGAAGCTCTTACCCGATCCACGCCCACCGGTGATAAGGATTATGAATTTATCCTTATCCTCATACAACGGATAATATATTATCTGGGGTTCTATCATTTCAGCTTATCTTTAATCCAGGAATCAATACTGATGCCGCGGTTTATGTCGGTAGGAATATCAGCTTCTTCATCCTGCTTACGTTCAACCTTCCTCCAATCTTCATCATAATGATACAACCAAACAGACTGCGCCTGTAAACTGGGAGCCAGCTCACCTTCTACAACTTGAACTTCTTCTTCACCTGTTAGATTACCGTCCCTGTCCTTAATCTTTCTGATAGTGGTGCTTTTTGTCTTGACACCACCTAAAGCCATAGCTAGGAACTTTGCCCGGACTGTTGCAGTTATGGTAGCCCGCCCGCGCGTTAATACTTCACTTAATTCAGAGTACTGACTTTTCTTCTCGCAAAATGTCTGTGGAGCCAATCCTACAGCAAAAGCGATTTCCTTGTCTGTGAACCCCTTTTTTGCATACGATTCTATGAGAGAAAGAAAGTCCTTGTCTGTATAATCAAACTTAGGCTTTCTTCCTCCACGACCTTTTGTTTTTTGAGATTCACTATTACTCATAATCTTATCCGTTACTTAAACCTCTGCTCGCGGTTGTTTTTTCCATCCTGCTTCTTGTATTGATAAAAGCGTTTCGTACTCTTAACTCATTCCTTAAAGCATTTCTTCCAAGCATGTGCTCACTGTTTCTCAATCTTTCGTATTGATTTTCGAGTTGTTTTTCCGTCTTTCTTTTTCTAACTTAGCAATCCTCCTAATTTTAAGTTACTAATCTATTCTTTCAATTTGCTCATCAAAGACTTCTCCCTTGATAAACTTCATATCCGGCTCATAACCGAACCGTTTACAGAATGCGGCTTTAGCCTCGTAGGTATCGAAAGAGAGCATTACATAGGCATCCATATTCTCGGCTTGCTTCTGTGCATTCTCCTTTACCTGCTGCTTGACTTCTTTCATGTGGGCAACCTTCTCGGCACGTTCTAATTGCTTAGCGGCTTTATCTGCTTCTTTCAGTTCGGTAACAGGCAACATCATATCAGACAGAGCATCTGCAATAGAGTTTTCCTCTTCTGTCTGCAATAGGTAGTCAACGCCAATCATATTTAAGTCAGCATCAGTCAGACCAGCGTCTTTCCAGTCAATATCAGGAACAATTTGTGCAAGTGCATCGAAATCCCATGTACCTTGCGCGTTCGGGTTATTCATCAGAATATTTAATTCCTTCTCCTGCTTTTCATCCACGTTTATGACATCGACACGGATTTTGTAGTCGTTATCGGGGAACTTCTGCAATTCATCCATGACCGATAAACGCTGATGTCCGCTGACTACGGTAAGACCTGTACGTTTGTTGACTACAATTCCACCGACCAAACCGAATTTCTTAATACCACGTTTCAATGTCTTGCGTGATTCATCGGATAGTTTCCTTGGATTATAGTCAGCAAAGTGAATGGCAGAACGGTTAAGTTCTACCGATTCGCTCTTTATGTATTTTGATAGTTCCATGTTATCCATTACTTAAACCTAATCCACCACTGCGTCCTTGACGAGCAGATCTTGAATATCGTTGGTAATTACTCCGATTCCCAGCATAATTTAAACGGCTTAAATTACGATACATGGCACCACCGATACTGTTAATTCTTGCCTGCCTTCCTGGATTACCGGCTGCAGCATTACTCAAACGATTTGTTTGTACGCCTATATCAGCAGCACTTTTCATTCTTCCTCTTCTTCTATTTCTGACTCGGCTATTTGTTTTTTATTATTATACTCAAATAAAATTCTTTCACTCATTGGAAATACCCGATAAATTCGTTGTAAATCCTGCGGATAGTTCTCTTTTAACCAAAGCATACAATCAAGATTAAACCCCACTCCCGAGCTAGCCTTTAAAGAATACCTAACCGGTTCTGGCAATCCGTGTTGTCTCATGTATGCAAGAATATCCATTTGCGTCCAGTCGGCCAAAGGATAACATAAGCCGTTATTCTCGTATCCGTTAGCTTCATACCCTTTCAGCATCAAACGTCTATTCATGCCATCGGCTTTTTTCATTCCCAAGAATGTGTAATAAGCACCATACTTTAACTGCATAGCTTGTACTATATCCGCAAGTTTCAGCAACTTTACTTTTGGATTAGGGACACAATACAACCCGCCACGAAGAATGTAAGTAAGGTTCCAGTGAGGTACTTGCACGAACTCAATCTTTGGATATTTGGCTTTAGTCCAGCCAATCCACCGGTTAATGTGCTCCAAGTCCTTAACAAAGTACATAAAGACACATACGATACGATCAAACTTTGGATAGATTAAATCAAGCAGAACAAGCGAATCTTTACCGAGTGATAAAAATAATATGCAGGATTTAGAGTGTTCTGCAACAACCTCAATATGCTTATATGTCTCCAATACCTTATTCATTTGAACACAAAAATTCTTGAAGTTTAGACTTTACATATTCCAAATCCTTAGATTCTGCAATATATTTCCCCTTCACACTTGCGGCGTATGTATTATTTCTTTGCCGATAAAATATGTGTTTTGGTAAATCCTTAATTTTCCGAAATTTTCTTGTTTCATAGAAAGATTCAAAAGTGCCATTTTCTATTGCCTTTTTAGCTTCATGGTACACAGACTGCGCTTGCTCTTCGCTCGCTTCAGTACCTAAATAATACTGTCGATCATTATAGAAAATTCCTATGATATAGTTTTTCTTACAGAATCTAACCCCTATGCACTCTTTCGTAGAATTTCTATTATTGCAGTTATCCCTTCTTGTCACAACTCTTAGATTAGGCAAAAAGTTATTAGCTTTATCTCTATCCATATGGTCTATTTCCATGCCAATAGGGATAATACCAATAAACGACTGATATACTAAGCGATGAACTTTGAAGTAAGTTTTCTTACCATCAATAGTAGCATGAAAGAATTTATACCCACCTGCATCCGTAGAAGGACTAAGAGTCTTACCTTTAATCCATTTTTTCTTTCCGCTTTTTTCATAGATAAATCTATCAAGTGAACGGACACGCCCTAATGAACTAACTTCATACATATCAACCAATCCAAATGCTGGTTTCCATATTTCTTCCATACCAATACCTTTTTATGAATTTATAGCCTCATTCGATTTTACTCGAATGAGGTCTATATATCGGTTCGCTTGCTCTACCTTATTCATAGCTAACCACCTGATAATCCAAATGAAACACGGAGGTCACTGTAACGCTGTCTACGTGAACCTAACTGGGTGGCACTTGCCGTCCCTCTACGATTGGCTACTAATCTACCGCCAGCCCCTGCGCCATTCATGTTTCTGCGCGGTCCGGCTACTCTGTTTACTCTTCTTGCGACTCAGCAATAATTTTTAAATTAAACAATCAATCTATATGTTTCTCTAACACCTTTCCTAAAGTATAGTCCATTTGGGCAGCTAAATATTCTTCGCCCTGATACTCATAAACAATATCGTCACCATTTTCGTCTGTGAGGATTGATGCTTCTGCGTTCTTAACTTCAATGATGATATACGGACGTTTGCCTTTGTATTCGCCTGTAAGAAGTTTAATAGCATCGTACTTGATAGGCTTCAGTTCTATTTCGCCCTCTTCAGGCAATTCTTCATCAGCCTTGTATTCTTTACCACTACATAAGTAGGTGATATACTTTTTTGCATTGGTAGGTCTTATCTCACGGTACTCGTGATTTTTCTTACCTGCTAAAATCTCATCAAAATACTTTTGCTTAATCGAAAGCGTCAATACGTTCATAATCGTGTCAATTTTAAAAGTTAATAATCGTAGTTATTATAATAAATAGAACCAAGCGTTATATTCTACATTGCTATTATTCTTCTGTTTACAATATAACTCAAAGTACCTTTACTGCTAATATTATATTTTGTCATTAGATCAATGTATGACATACCATTCGCCCTGTCTTCACGAATCTCTAATACTACTTCATCACTAATTCTTTTTATCTTATCCGAAGTAGCTCTAGAAGCTATCATACTAACCCTGCGCCTCGTATCAGGACTCTTGTCTATTGCATTGTCTGATGCCGTACCAATGGCTATATTGTTTTTTGAGTTATCCAAAGAATTACCATTCAAATGTCTTACTTCGATATCATGTTTGTAAATATCATTACCATATTTTTGATATGCTTGCAATCGGTGAACATAGACCTTAATAACCTTGGTTTTATTCACCTTTATGCCTATATAATAATACGGACGATTTCCTAATGTGCCAACACGCTTTCCCTTTGGAGAGTATGCGCAACCGGAATCATCTACATAGTAACCTTTTTCAATAGCCAATATTTCATTTTTATTCATTCTCATTTCTAATTTAATCAGTTGCGGGTGGTGGTAACGCCCCACCTATCTCTACCAAGTCAAAGTAGCGAGATGTCTTTTTCTCTAACCCGCGATAGTACCTCAAAGATACTATCACAACCAAAGATAACGAAATATCTTCAATCGTTATACACGACAATCGGTTTATTGTCGTGAACTAAGCCCAATATCACGTTCTTCTCTGTATTGTTTCAGCGTTGGGGCTACTGTAGCAAACAGATCACCACTTTCAGTACGGTAGTCATACTGGTACATTCGCCTTACTTTACCTTTTAGTTTTATTGAGAAAGTGCAGTAGTTCTCTTTACCTGGTTAGCAGACGCTACAACCGTTTTTGTTTATTGAGTTCATAAGTTCTTAATTTGTTTGTCCTATAAATATGTATTTTGTGTAACAATTATAACCATTTGATTTGAATTCATGCAAATAACCACCATCTACAAATGAATATGGATAATTTTAAAAAACACGGTGAAATTCTTCTTCTGTGAATACTTTGTCTTTATTCTGTTCATCTGTAGCAAAAGAGTGATTGGCTATATCAGGTAAACACCCTCTAAATCTAGGTGCAAGTATCTCAATTCGTATAATGCCTGTTTTCATAATCGAGTTGTTAAAGGTTCATATATAAACAAGTGAGATCACATTCTTCATCATAATCGTATTCTAAGGTTACAGGGGCAAAATATTCTTGGATCTTCTTTGCTACTGTTTCATTTTTACCTTCAAAAGAAAAGGTGAAAGATTTTTTGCCTCTGATTGTGATTTCAACCGGTACACCTGCTACCTTGGTCATATTGTTTTCAAGTTCTTGTTTTGTCATAATCGTATATTTAAGCGTTAATACCAATTGCATTTCTCAAAAACTTGCTGGCTTCTTCTACTGACATATCCAGTTTCTTCTGAATCAAAAGAAGCATACAGCTAACCTGTTCTTCTGTGTCTAAGTTACCTTGCATAAACTCTGACATGATAAACTTTTCTATTATTCTTTGTTTAATTACTGATGTTGTCATAATCGTGTGTATGTGGTAGCCCGAAGGCTACCGGTTAAAAATCAAATAATCCAATAGCTTTTGCGATATCTAACACTTCTTTCTTGGTTTTCACAGAAGATGGGACAACTGTGCCATTCGAAGATTTAGAGTAGGTTTTGCCTTCAACCAACTCGTAATCGTAACCAATCACTTGTTTCTTACGGGCGAAACCGATACATCCATATCGTACTGTCCATTCAGAACCACCACCAAACGGCATATAGTTACCTTTTTCATCATACCACGAATCTTGATGGCGTCTTGCATAAAAATAACGAGTACCAGATTGGTTATAGAATAAAACTTCGTATGCGCTGTTAATAGAACGATTACGTAAATTTAATCGTTCGCAATTTAAACGTTGTTGGGTTTCAATAGATAAATCGCTGAATTTCATATTCTTCTATAATTATGCAGGGCGAAAGCCTTGCCGGTTGATGTTATATTATTTAATGCCGCAAAGTTTTGAAACTTTCAATAACTCTTTATCGTTCATAAATATGAGGTTAAAGAATATACCTTCATCAAAAGGTTTGTTTTGCAATATAGCGGCAGATTTCATTTCAACCATGATTTGAGTTATCAAACTGCCTTTTTCTTTATCACTCATTTTTGTTTTCATAATCGTATATCTTTTAATTGTTATTACTTCGTTTCTGATGATGCAAACGTAAATAATATATTTGACACAATAAACAAAATAAGAAAATAAATTCTTTCTTTTAACTTTATTTAGTAAATGATATATTTGACACTTTCCTAATAAACGTATCTTTGCAAAAAGAAAAAATATATGTATGAATAGAATAGAACTACTTATTAAAGAAAAAGGGTATAACATGACTTCTTTTGCAGAAAAGATGAACACTACAAGGCAAAACTTATATGCAATATTGAAAAGTCCATCTTATCCAACGCTTGAAAAAGTTGCAGAAGCCTTAGATGTTCCCATGTGGCAACTTTTCGCATCACCCGAAGAAGTGAAAGGAGAGGAAGAAAACACTATTACTTGTCCTCATTGTGGAAAAAAAATTAAATTAGAGAAAGGAGAATAATATGGACTATTTAATAATTGGAATACTGTTCTTCATAGGGAATGCCGTTTGGAGTGTTATCTTATTGTGTTTTCAGTCTTACGCCAAAAAGAAAGGAGAAGATTTGGCTACAAAAGAAGATATTGCAGAAATTACTAAAAAAATCGAATCTGTAAAAGATAACTATAATAAATCATTGGAAAAACACAAAATTGAACTGCAAAAAGAATTTGAATCATATAAGTATATCAATGAATTGTGTAACAGCATAGATAAGGAATTATTAAGGAAGCTTGTTACTTGCAAAAGAGAAATGGAAAATGATTTTAGAATACATCGGGACAACGATGATTATGGTTCTTGCGAATCATCAATCCAATCATTATATGATTACTTAAAAAATTATGATGTAAGATATAAGCACGATGAAAACGTAAAACTAATCTTTGAACATTATGAAAAAATTGAAGGGTTACGTGAATATTATGAGGAAGGATGTGGTCCGTTTGATACACCACAGTACATAGAGGAGCTTAGCAAAATCCATAGTTATGTTGATAGACTAATAGCTATTTTCTTACCAAAATTTTCAATAAAGCCGGAGCCATAAACCCCGGCTTTCTTTTTCGTGCTATGGTAGCACCTTCAATTGATTAGCCCTTTGAATTTTAACCGATTTACGATTTCGGTGTAAAGATACTCTATATCTCCACAGAAGTCATCGTAATTCTGGTACAGAAATACGACATCAGCGCAATTGTCGGAAATTGTGCTCTTAGACTGAATACCCAATACTCTTGACATCTCCTCACGCAACCCTGCAGTCATCTTCCCACCAGCAAGTGAACTGGGAGAAAATAGATACAGAATAATGAATATGAATTTCTTCCGTTGGGTAACACTATCAATATCTGCTGGGCATCCCCTCTCATTCAACAACCCAATGAATATCTTATAAGTTTCAGAGATAAGGCTTTTGTCTTTCAAAATCGGTGAGGTCAAAACGTTTTCTTCCTCTGATAATTCAGACTTCTCAATGCGAATCTTTTTAAGACGAATTATTTTATTAAAATCCAATTCCATAACACGATTAATTAAAAAGTAAATAGTATATTTGCATCATAATCGTGTAAGAGGGAAAATCTGCTGTTTGGTCGTGCGAGCGTAGGTTTTCCCTTTTCTATTTTAAAAACCTATTCCTTTTAAGAATGGCTTTATTTCTCTTATCTACTCCCCTACTCCATATTGAGGCATTATAGATAGAAGTTGCATACAATCTAAGTTCCTCACTATTTGAAATAAAATCTACTCGTAATGCCTTTTTCATAGATTCAGCATAGAGGTTCTGATCTAGTTTATCCATTTGAATTTATTATTTGATTTATCATTTTCTAAAAAACATATCTCCCGAAATGGACCGGGCTGTATCATCACCAATTAACCGGATGTACCGGAAGAAGTTCTGCTCCGTCCGATGTCCCGTAAGCTTCATAATCTCTAGCGTTTTCATCCGGCCGGTGAGATACATATTTGTCGCCGCACTTCTTCGGGCTGTGTGACTGGATATTAGCTCCCACTTTTCACGGGTAACAGTAATAAGTCTACCACCTTTAGTATAAGAGTAAGTCACCAGATCATTCAAACCGATTTCCTTCATTATAACTTTCAGATACTTGTTGACGTATTGAATACACAACCCTCTTGGGATGAAACCACCATACTTGGCATAGATTTCCTTCACATAATCATGCGCCGGGACCTTGACATCTACATTCGTTTTTTTTGTCCGGATCACTATATAACCGTTTATCAGGTTCTGGCTTGTCAGTCTCGAATAGTCAGAGTAACGCAAGGCAGTAAGGCAACCGAGTATAAACATATCCCTGATTCTTTCCTTTGCTTTCCGCTTATCCTGCTTCTCAAACTTATAGTAATATATCCTAGTGATCTCATTCATTGAAAGGAATACCGCATTTGTAGGCTCACACTTCAAATCAGTTTCATCATAGGTTATATCTACTGCATAATTGTATTGAGACGCTCTACGGACAAGAGATTGCATTTTCTGAATATATCCGACAATAGTATTATGCATCAATCCTTGATCTTCCAGGTAGACAATAAAATCGTCAAAGAATTCTGCTGTTACCGAATTGGTGAATATGTCACAATCAAATTCTTCAGAAAAGCCTTCGATGTGTTTGATTATAGCATCGTAGACTGCGGCATAATGTTCAGACTTGCGCCTGGATCTCTTTTCAAGTACTTCCCGGATGAAGTCAGTGAAGAATATTCCTTCAAGTGGCTTCTCTTGACGGAAGTGATTAATATAGTCCTTTCTCGCATGGCGGGTCGGGACCGGTTGTGATAATTGTAATGCTTTGGCCGTATCATTTTAAAGGGTTATCATTGTCGTCCTTATCTAGGGAAGAATCCCCGCTTATCTCTATTCCATCATCACAGGCTTCGTTCTCACAGAATGTTTCCTTTTGATGAAATTCACACCAGCCATCACCGAATGAATCTTCATTGATAAATAGCTTACACTCGCTGCATACTTGATCTTTGTTCATCACTGTATTTGTTATTCGTTAATCATTATTTCTAAATCGACCCAAATAGCAATGTATTTCTACATTAAAACACCCATTACATAATAGCCTTTTACAAACAGATGTATTTTTATGTAATGGCGGCTTCATTTTCTTAAGATTTCGTGTATTCAAAATATCACTCTTATTTTTAAGCCCTATCATTGAATACCAATCAAAAAGAGTTATTCCATTTTTATTGGAGTACCTATACTTTACTTGATACCAGTAATATTTAGCTTTAAACAGCCTTCTTATATTCATGTCATAATTTATTCGTTTATAAATTGTTATTAATCAATTATTTCAAATGTTACTTTCACTTTTTTACAGCGAAAGCCTTTCTTATACACCTGTTTCCATGTCAAATTAGTTCCGTCCAGCCAGCACCTAACGCAATCTCTTCGGTAATATTTTTGAGTATTCATCACAAGTGTACCATCTGGGTAGGTTATCATGTACATTATATCTTCACGCATATTAGCTCCTTTCTGTTCTGTTTTGAAGATTATCACTTGTCTTTTTTAGACTTTGCTTTCTTGAACTTACGGACTACATTACGCAGGGCTTTTAAGTCTTTCTGACAACTAGCTATATAATCTTCATCCGCACTTTCACAGTTACCTTCATATCCTCCTATCGCTCCACAAATAGCAGAGTATTCGTCCCACGATATATAAATCTGGACTCCATTAGGTTTCATATATTCACTCATATTTATCTTTTTTCCGTCTTTACTAATTCCACTTCTGTCGGCTCTTCGTCTTCCCATTTTACTTCGGGGAATAAAGAAGAGTCTATTTTATAGAAATCATGAGGATTGTCACTAGATAATTGCCAACTTTCCGAATACTTCACGGGTTGCTTTTTATAAAGATATAAATCACCGTCTCTGTCTCTTGCTACATACATAACTTATTCTCCTTTAATCTAGTTAAGAATTAAATTATTGCTTTGTCGATCATGTCTTCCGCCATTTTCACATAATCGATAAACTCTTGATTCTCGCCACTCATGTAATCTGGATGAGCTTTCATGGATAACATCATACTATTAAGTAGATGTAACATTTCGGGAGCCTTAGAAATTAGTACAGCATTTCTGCATTGGGTTGTCATTCCTCTTGAGTAGTCCATTCTCGGACTAACGTTTGCAATTACTGTCATTCCTTCTACATCTCCTGAACCTTTGATTTTCATTGCTAAATCATCAAAAACCCAAGGACCGGGTGTGCCTTTAAATTGTTTCATACTTTATTAGTTATATTCCATTCACTTTCCATAATTACGTGTTCACACTTATTACACCTATGCAAATAAGTTGGAAAAGGGGCTGTTGTATAATCTTCAACTGCTATCTCTATACTACCACATTCCGGACACTCAATACTTACTTCTTTGATACCGGGATAGTCCCAGAAAGATAGTTTCCCTTTTACATTTTCGATAGGTTCATTGTAGATAATAGGATTAGCTAACACCCAGTTATAAACCTCTTTTTCAGCCCAGATAGAAGAATGATTCTGTACACAATCCACTATCTCAACGCTGCCAATGATTGTGCCAAACTTCCATTGACCGGAAATACTTTTCTCCGAAATCAAAGAGAAAGCTTGTTTCATCTGTTCATTGGTTAAGTTTATCTTAAATTTCTTCTCATAACAAACACTTGAATGAATCAGTACCCTTTGTCCTAAGTACTTCTTAGGGCACGGCCAAGTACGGTTTTCGATGTTTTTAATACCGTGGACTATCAAGGAGGCCCACGGTTGTTTTATTGTTATTGCTTTCATTTCTTTTTATTTTAATACCGTTCAGTATATTTCTCTAACTCCATTTTCAGATGTTCGGCAGCACCCTTTATTCCGGTGGTACTATCACCACATTTATTACAGGATTCTATTATCCTATTTAACATGGATGATATTTCTTCTCTAAAAAATATAGCCAACACTTTCATATCTGATTTGTTATTAATAAAATTAGTCTGTTTCTTCGTTCTGTAATATTATTATATCTTTGCTCAAATTTTAAACAAGACTCTTTATGAATCCCATCATCCCATGTACTATCCGTGAAGCGGAAGCTAGTGACAGACCCTTTATGACTCTTATGTTATTGGAAGCAGCAAAGGCTTCTTTAAATGCTATTAGTATAGAAGAACTGCCCAATCATCCTGATACTGAAATGTACATAAAATCATGGCCAGAAGCAGGTGAAATAGGGGTTATTGCTGAGTCAGGAGGAGAGTCAATCGGAAGTGCGTGGCTTCGTATTTTCCCTAATCCCGTGCACTTAGCTAATTGTGTATCCCCAGAATTGACAATCTCTGTTTCTCCAAAACACAGAAGAAAAGGTATAGCGTCATTACTGCTGAATAGCTTATATGAAGCCGCATCAAGAGCAGGAATAAAGGAAATTATTTTGGGTGTACACTCTGAAAACAGTCCAGCATTGGCTTTATATATCAAGCACAACTGGCATACTGTAGGTGAGGTTAATGATGGTGAATATATAATAATGATGCGCAACATATAATTCATATCTATATTTTGTTTTACTCTATTCTATTTAAAATCTCTTTCTGTATAACCTCTTTCGCGTTAAAGTGAAAGAGTCCTTTTTTCAACCGTCTAACGTCTTGCATCGGCATCTCATTGATGTAGAAGTAAAAAGCTTCATACGGATCACTGAAATTTCTTGCAAGCGCATTATTAGGTTTATTGTTCATGTATCGTTCAATGGCGACAATCATACGCTTTGCATAACCAGGAAACATCTTAAACTCCGTCTGCATCTGCTTGCATCCTGCAAGGGGACAACCAACACAACCATGACGGGAAAGATTATAGGGTGCATCGTAGTACTTGGAATACGGAAGACCATATTTAAGAATGTAGTTCCAAACGTCACTTTCCGACCAGTTTAGAATCGGTAGAATGTGTTTCGCTCCTTTCATCCACTTACGCGCATCGCATTGTTCTGGTTCATATAATGCCCTCGATTGGCTTTCTTCTGCCCTCATTCCCTCGATTGTACGCTGACCGATACCGTATTGTTCCTTCAACTTTTCACAGCAAAAACGCCTCATTCTGCCGGGCAAACCTTTAGTTTCTATCAACTGAAAAAAAGATTGCTTCGGTTGAAGTATCCGAACCTGTGAATAATTCTTCTTTATAAAACTGATTGTGCCAGGTGGATCAACCGTTGTATTTGCGTAAGAAGCATTATACTTTATGCCGGAACGTTCTGCAAGGTCGAGAATTACAACGCTATCTTTGCCACCGGAAAAGCCTAAACACATCGGATCGTCACGTTCCATACTACGGAGGAAATCGATTGATTGCTGTATTTTCTTTTCTAAAGTCATATATTTAAATTATATTTTTATATTTGTAGGACTAAAATAAAATCCAATAAAATGTACGCTATTATCACACAAAATGATCGATCTGCATGGAAAGACAAAACAGGAGAATTGTATCATCATCCTAAACGCTATCTAAAACTGTTAAAGCCTGGTACTAAAATCATCTACTACAAAGGTCGTTTACAGGAGAAAAAATATGGAAAGTTTCGTCCTACTGTAAAACCGTATTATTTCGGTATAGGAGAAATAGGCAATCAATATATCGACCCTGAATCAACTAAAAATGACTATTACTCTGAAATAATAAACTACCAAGCATTCGACATACCTATTTTTATAAAGGATCATAACGGACAATATTTAGAAGAAATTCCAGATTCACGTAAAAGCAATTATTGGAGAGATGCTGTACGTATCATAACCAAAGAGGTATATGATAAAATATTGTCATTATCCAATATCAATTACAACATAGATAACGTTGAAACAGAATTCACAACTACCATTACTGAAGGCAAAACGAAAAAGATTTATTCAACCAAATATGAAAGAAATCCAAAGTTACGCCAACAAGCCTTAGACATTCATGGTTATTCATGCTCTATATGTGGATTCAATTTCCTTGAAAGATATGGTGAAATTGGACGTGGTTTTATTCATGTACATCATGTTAATCCACTCTCCCAGACAGGTGAACAAATTGTTGATCCGAAAACTGATCTAGTTCCTGTATGTCCCAATTGTCACAGTATGATTCATAGGGATAAAAATCACATTCTAACGATTGAAGAATTGAAACTAATATTCAATATGAATTGAAAAGTAGATTAGCTATATTTGCACCGTTATACGTTAATTGGTAGTTTCATAAAGCACATCCACATAGTCTTGCCATGTCTTCCGGTGGTGTGACCGAACAACGGCTGCCGTCCGATGGCTTTCAATACTTCTTTAACCGTTATCTGGTCTTCATTCCATTTGAAAATGAGAACGCCGTAATTTTCAAGTACTCGAAAGCATTCATCAATTCCTTTTTTTATCACCCTTGGCCAATCTTCGGGAAGTTTACCGTACTTCTTGACCAACCAACTATTTTTGCCAGCCTTTAGAAGATGGGGAGGGTCAAAGACTACCAGCTTAAAGGATTCATCCAAGAATGGCATATCGGTAAAGTCAGATACAATATCCGGATGAACTTTCAGACTTCGACCATCACAAAGAGTATGCTCTTCATCTCTAATGTCAGCGAACAAGGTCAAAGGATTATTCTTGTCGAACCAAAACATCCGGCTACCGCAACAGGCATCTAATATGATTTTCGTTTCACTCATTTTTGTATTGTTATTAGCCATATACTTCTCTAACTTTCTCAATCCAATCCAAATAAGCCTGCCTTGCCTTTTGTTTAGCACACTGCTCCATAGAATCGGTAATGACATCGCCATTCTCTTCCATTTCCTCACAAAAATGATCTACCCAACTAAACGGGTCATACTCAATAAATTCTTCTGTTCTACAAAACGGACAAGGAACATCCTCTCCCTTATCATAAAGATTACCATTCTCATCACAGTAATCTAAATCCTGTAATTTACCATCGACACAACATGCGTCTGGATAGCTTGCGCCCCAATATGGGAATTGAGGACACGGTTTATTGTTTTCACTCATATCTACTTAGTTATTCATTAAACTTCGGTATTGGCATCCAATGGGTAATATACCCCAAAGATGAATCAGGTAAGAATATTCGATGTTCGGATTCCCAATGCCCATTTCCATAATATACCCCAACAAAGTATCCTTTATGGAGATCTTTACATTCTACAGTGAAGAACACACCTGTATCTACCTCCGGTAACCGTTCCTTTACACTTATCCAAGGGGATTGCTTTTTCTGCCACTCAACACCAGATGCAAAAACTTTACGCATATATATTTCAATCACATGCGGCTGATTGATGCGATTTGCTAATTGAGTTACTAATGATTTAAAATTCATTCCTTTATTGTTATTCGTTAAACTTTGGTATTGGCATCCAATGTGTTATCTCTGCATCCAATATCTGACCTTGTATATTGTAATAATGAATTCCGGAATATTCAGCAACTTCTAAGTCATACATTCCACCGTTTCCGTATCTCAATAGTAGCGGTATGTCCATTGGCGGAGTTTCTTGCACACTTATCCACGGAGATTGCTTTGCCTTCCATTCAGCACCTTTTCGAAACATATTTAGCATTGCATTATAATTGTAAAGTAACTCTGTGAAACCGCCTCTATCTCCAACAACCGCATAACTTGATATAAGCTCTTGTTTAGCTGCTTCTTCTAATGTCTGTTTCATATCTGATTTGATTATATCAATTAGTCTACTCTCATTATTAATGTAAATAATCGCATTGGATACCATGTTAGAACTTCTTTATCGTTTCTAATCCAATATCCGTCAACTGACTCATCTCCCCAGTATTCACGCCCTATTGTTATGTCATATGCGCAAGGGGTGTCTATGCATTTAACCTTCACTCGTCTCATTTCTAAATTGTTTATAATGCTAATTTTGGTTCTCGCATAACGTTTGATACACGTTCACAGGCTGTATTGTAATGCTTTCCTAAATTCTCAAAGCCAATAAAATGTCTATTAGTATTTATACAGGCTACCGCAGTGGTACCACTTCCAATACAATTATCCAGGACGGTTTCACCATCATTGGTGTAAGTTAGAACCAAGTACTCCAAAAGTTTCAACGGCTTTTGGTTGGGATGAAGTGAAGAGTTCTGTGTATCTGTCTTAAAGACTTGTATACTACGCGGATACCTTTCTGTTGAATCATAGTAGTAATCTTGATTCATTGTCCCATACACTTCCGTCTGACATTTTTTTGATCTGAAAGTTTTCTTTCTTTCATGGGAGAATGTCTTTTGAGGATTATAAGTACATTGTTTTTTATAAAATACACTTATAAGTTCATGATTCCGCATTGGTTGTTTTTTGGCATTAAGAAAGCCAACCCCTTTCACTTTATCCCATACCCAGTCATATTTATACCACTCAATATTACTTAGCCTTAAATAGCTGGAAAAAGGTTCTGCACCAAACAATACAATAGCCCCATTGTCTTTAATGATACGTTTATATTGCTCCCATAGAGGTTCGAAAGGTATTATCACATCCCAACTACATTGTGTGGTTCCATACGGTAGATCGCATATTATAGCATCAATGCTTTTATCAGGAATACGTTTCATTCCTTCAAGACAGTCTTCATTATAGATTTTATCTATCATAACTATTTTGGGGTATTATCAAAGACATGCGCAAACACGCTCTTTTCATCCGACAGCTCCAGACCGAGCTGTGATGGAAAACACTTGATGTAATTGTAGAATTCAAAGATTTTCTTGTCATCATCTCCGCACCGATCTACTAACAATCGGATGAAGGCAAGAAGACAATCAGAGTCATTGCCAAAATTCTCCTGTGTGGAGAATTGAGTTTTATCTACGTCCTGTTTTAATTTCCGGATCGCTGCTATCGCTGTATTGAAGTTACGTTTTGCATCGTAACGTAGTTCGTAGCCTTGTTTTCCCATTTCGCTTCTCAAATCATATAGAAGCGTTTCAACTACATCAACCAGTACATACGTCAGGTTGAGAGTAGTATTAAGATTTGTTGTTCCTATTAGCATGATTTATAATACATTTTTCAATTCCACTTATGCGCCATGACTTTCTCAATGGCTGCTTTTTTTTTGAATACAATTGGCATCCCTTACACATAGACTTTAAGTGACGACCGTCATAATGAATACCGTTACAGATTAATGAATAGCCTTGAAGTTTCATTGGATAGTTTATCTTCTTGATTTTCCTTTAATTTCAATTACATTGAACATCTCTTTCACGCGGTCAGCGATGTAATCACCATATTTGCTTTCGAACTCTATATCTGGATTGAGATTAGTTGTAGCAAGTGTTATAAACTCACGCCTAACTTCATAGCGAAGTTGGAGGATAATCTGTACTACATTGATTCCGGTACCATAGTGTTTTGCATCCATTGGCTCACGTCCTAGTTCGTCAATTGCTAAATGACACATGCAATTTCGATCAGTATATTGAGCCATACCACTCATACCTTTTTCGGCATATAGTAAAGCTATCTCTGCCGCACTGGTAAGTTTGAACCCCATTACATTATCAGCTCCGTAACAATATTGATTTATCTTTCCGTAGTAACGTTGAAGCCCCTTTAGTAATGCAGATTTTCCTACTCCAATAGGTCCCCAGAATAATAACCCCTTGTTTGGATCGAATAAACCGTGTTTACCCCAAACCCATTTGTATAGTTCGGATAACAGGACCTTGTTTCTATCATCAACCACAAACAAGGGTTCTGCCTCCTGCATGGATTCTATGAGTTTGATCTTCCAGAATCTATCAGTTTCAGATTCCTTCCAGTCAATAGGATTTCCTTTAATGTGAAACCTAGTCGAAGGAGATTGATTTGATTCCTGCTGACTTAGGGATATCGCTGGAATCAGTTCCCCGATTTTGTTGATTGTTTCCATTTCTTGCTTGAGCTACAATTTCATTATATTTTGAATTTAGATTAGTTACGCTGAAATTCTCGAATATCCACCCTTCTTTGACTGAGGATAGGAATTTTTCAAGAGCGTACAACATAGAGTCATCATCAACGGGCATCTTTTTCTGTGTCCGTGAGAATGTTATCTTTTGGAGCAACTTAGTCATTGCTCCAGCATCTTTGGCAGTCCAGTAGTAATCAGTGAAGAACACAGTTTTAACATAATTTTCAAAAAGAGAGCGAGCCTTAGAATTTATTTCCTTAGGCTCGCTCTTCTTCCTCCTACCTCCCCCTTTTAAAGGGGGTGAGGGGGTAGTATTATTCTTTCTCTTTACTTTTACTTTACTTTGTGTACTTCCGGTGTCATTAACTTCGTTTCTGACATCAGAAATTGAGTTTTTGACATCCGAAACTAAATATTCTACTATGTATTCTATTTCTTCCCGTTTATATACAGCCGCCTTAAACCGACTTTGTATTCCATTTGATGTTAGTATTTTATGCTTCTCATATAACTCTTGGTCGAAAAAACCAACCTGCAATGCTTTTAATATAACTTCCTTTACCGAACCCTCGGAAACCCCAACTGTGTCAGCGATAACAAAAGGTAAATCTTCGTCCCACATAATATAATACCCTTTATCTTTATAGATATTACACAGCAGGCAAATAAGGATGGAAGTAGATTGGGAACCGCACGCACGAGATATCTTCCGAATCTTTACATCTGAGAAAAAGTCAACATCAAATGAAAAATAGTCAATACCTTGTTTAACAGGTCTTGCCATATTTCACTATTTTACAAAGAGTCATTCTGCTTTTGAATTGATTTCAACTTAACTCTCCTTTCTGTCAGAAGTTTAAATTCATTCTCTCTAATAATACAATTTTCATTCCCTGTAATTCTTAGTATTGCTTCATCATCTCCAGATGACAATAACACATCTATATTTTCCAAAAGAGAATAAACTTCAAACATCGTAATTCCACGACTTTTAATATATTCTATTCGCTCAAGAATATTTTCAATCGTCGAGTGTTCTCTAGAATGGCAATCCTCGCAAAGGGTCATTAATTCCCAATCTTCATAATCCCAGATATCTCTATTCTTATGATAATGCAAGTGATGCACATTAAGCATAGTGTCTTTATCTCCACATATTTGGCAAGTAAAATCGTCTTTTTGCATTATCTCAAGACGTCTTTTTTGCCACTTCGGATGCTTGATCTGTTCTTTGTATGTCATAATTTTAAATTTTAAGTTTCCCAAATATATGAATTATTATTGAAAACTTTCATTCTCTTTAGTTTGGAGATTAATTGGTAGCTGTTCATTTCGCTTTATAATAGATGCACATTACTTTTCTTACATTACAATTAGGTTGAGGTACATAGGTCTTAGTAGCCGGACAAAGATAGTTGTAGGAATCATGAGGAATACCGTGAACACACTTTGTACAATCCGGGAACCGTATGATTTTCGGAGGTGGTGATTTCTTTGCCATAATTAAAACCTTATGTTAGTTAATTGTCTGCCTTTAGAAAAAACTGCCCATTTGCCGTTACCACCGTCAACAAGCCGTAAATCAGACACCTCACCGAATCGCTTGATATTGCCACATAAATCGACAAACCACCCAGTTTCTTTTGACGGGTGTGGACGTATTGCCCGGCCTACTATCTGATAATACATTGCAAGCGACATTGTAGGACGTGCCATGACAATAGTATCAAGCTCAGGATAGTCGAAACCTGTAGTTAGTACCCCGACGTTGGCAACTACCGGTATTTCTCCGGCTTTAAACTGCCTAAGTATCATTTCACGGGTGGACTTTGGAGTATCACCGGAAACAATAGCACAACCAGGTATTGACATCGTTAACCGCTCAGCTTCCTTTAAGAACCGTGTAAAGACTAAGATGCCTTTCCGTTTCCCTCCCTGTATTGGATTCATCAACCTTTGGACGATGTGAACCAGGTATCCATAGAAGTCAATTCGTTCGTATTCTCGTTGAACTGACTTATCAGTGTAGTCGGCACCGGTAGTATTAGTTTTCAAATTGAGTTCATTCCAGCCGATGGGATTCATCGGATAGTAGTTTAATTTCGCCAAGTATCCCATATCCAAAAGAGTAGACACCTGAACGTAATAAATTACCTCTTTGAATATTGCAGGTTTGGTTCGGGTGATGAACTTTAGCATAGAGCCGAAATCCTGAGAAGAACTCAATCTGTAAGGAGTGGCAGTTAATCCCAGAACCTTACAGTTTAAGATAGATAGAAAGTCCTTATACATTCCCTCTTTAGGATTAACCAAGTGGCATTCATCTATTATCACGTTCTTAAAATGACCGAATAGTTCGGGATGTCCTTTAACTGATCCGATGGTGGCGAACGTTATCCTTGAAATCTCTTTCGAGTTGAAAGAGGCTGAATAAATAGAACAATCAAGAATACCATATGAGCATAGCTTTTTGAAATTTTGCTCTAAAATTTCTTTGCTGGGCTGAAACACTAAGGTGTGCCCGTCAATCCGTGACGCAATATCAGCTATTATGAGGGACTTACCACTTCCGGTAGGCAACACCATGATAGCGTTGGTTTTCTTCTTTGTGTCTTGAAAGAAGGTTGCTGCGGCATCAGAGGCTTTCTGTTGATAATCACGCAAGACAAAACTCATATTCCTTTCTCCTTTCTAAGTTTCTTATTAAGTGCTTTGTAATACTTGATTAGTTGTTCGTACTCAAAATCGGTCATCTTAAAAGTACCAGCAGCTTTCATTTTCAGTAAGTCAAATCTCTGTTGCCCGATTTTGGCTATCAGATTTACCCGATAGCCCTCCAAATGGTCCGCTTTGAAGCGGTTACAGTGACGGCATTCAGCATGGCAATTATCTTCATCGAACCGTGTTGCCAAATGCGTGCGGCTGAAATAATGACCGTTATCCGCCTGTTCAAGCGGTTTTATTTGCCCGCAACTGATACAGCGGAAATACCCGTTTGGCATACAATCACGAAGCCGGATGAAAAGGGAAAACTCCTTGTCGAGTTTAGCTTTCAAATCCGGCTTCTTCTTTACTGTTATCCCAGCTTTATCAAACAACGGTAAAGGCTTGTCTTTCTTCTTAGCCTTAGTTCTTTTTATGTAGTATGGCATATCATTTGTCTTTTAATTCAACTCCCAAGCATAATACTTTGTCAGACACACCTATATCGTCAAATTCTAGTTCTGGATATTGAGTTTCGTATGGATAAGGATATATTCGACCATACTTGTTATACAACTCTTTTATTTCATCATCCGATAATTTGCGCCTGATTCTCATTTCTATTTCGTAATCGTCAGAAAGATTTTCAATAACCTTTCTAAGCTGACCTACTGTTTTGATTTTATCTATTGCCATAATCTTTTTAATTAAAAGCCCCGAAGCGTATTCTCCGGGGCACAACTATTATTTATACCCGTGCCATTGATGTGTGGCTCACATTATTCCATCGGGCACACTATCTGCATGCGCATTACAGAAATATCCATTTGCAACTGAATACTTTCATGTTCTCTTTCCAACATAGTTTTGTGGAAATGGATGGATTTGAACCACCGACCTCCGCTTGTGGTGCTCTCCCATTAAGCTAAGAATCAACTTGAGAGAATCGAACTCTCAACCTTCCACCACACACGGCGCTCTATCCACTGAGCTACATTCCCTTGTTTGCCCATCATATCTTCACAGACCGGACGGACAGGTTAACAAAGTTATTTCGTCTCAACGTAAGCCATTGAAAACTCTTGAGGAATGAATCGACCGACAGGGATAGGTTTAGCAGATTCAACCATAGCGTGAATTTCCTCTTTGTCATATTCGCGTCCGGCTATTCTTGCTTCTTCCTCTCTTTTATCTTGCTCTTTTTTCAAGTAGTCTGTAATCAGCATCATAGCTCTATCAACGTTGAAGGTGTGGACTACAAACGTATAAGTTGACTCTCTGCCGCCATTTCCAAAAACGATTCTTGATTCAATCTGGTAGAACTTCTTTTCATCCGGCTTTTCATCTTCTTCATTGTCACCTTCTACGCTCAATTCGCTTTCTTCCCAATCGAGTGGCAAAGTATCAAGTTTGCGTTCTTTCAATGTGTCGGTAAGAATAATGCAAGAATCAAACTCTTTCACCATCACAATGGTAAAGCCGAATGAGTAATTAAGTTCTATGTAGTCTTTGAGGATAAGTAAGGCAGAATCAAGCGTACTTGCATAGAATAGAAACTTATGCTTTTTATCTTTGATTTCTGCTTGGGCAATATACGGATGAAGGTAGGTGCTTGGCTGTTCTTGAGCGATACGCTTTTGGTTACTTACTTCGACTTCTATAATACCGTCAGCTTCCATGCTAAAACGAATCTGCGCCAATCGGTCTTGGTCGATTAAATCGCCGCGCTCAAAAAGAATTTCGTTACGTTCTATACTAACTGTCTCTCCGGTGTCTTCATCTACAAAATCTTCTATCCATGTTTTCAGGACACGTTTTGCAAGATACATATTGAGCATCTTGCGAGGGTCGGATGTTACATACCGTTCCTCGGTTTTTCTTGTTTCTATCATATTACTTGTACTTCTTAATTGTGGATAAGATATCATCTATTGGCAGAGCTAAAGCCGTTTTTCCTTCTTCTTCATACTCTGCCATGAACTCGTATGCATCCGGGAAGTTCTCTTTAACCCGCTTGAAGGTTCGGAGAGACAGAAGCGCAGACACAACCGAATTAAACATCTTGTCTTTTTCGTTCTTCGCTTTCTCTATCTTCATTCTTAGCTTTTCTATCTGCTCAATAGTAGAAGCATCTGAACTGACATGAGGATACCAATTTGTAGGAGCAGGGAAATAAGAAGTATCATCAATCCTTACTTCATGGGAGCCATCATGTAGGGTAACGCAATGAGCTGTTTGAAAATACTTTTTATACCTGCTATAGCAATCGGCTATTTCCTTTGGAATCGACTTGCTAATAGCTTCATCAGCAATACTAACTCTTTCTTTTATAAGAGCGTTTATCTTCTCTGTAATCGGAAGCACCATCTTTGTAGCAACTTCTTCCGCTAATGCTTTTGTAATGTTCATAATTAAATAAATTCTTTATTACGTTCTATTTCTTGCTGGGCGTATATCAACATCTGTTGCTCATTGGCAGCAGGTAGGTATATGCTTGCGACTGATATACTCCAATTTCTAAAGCGGTCAATAGAGAGTGTCATTTCACCTGTTGATAGTTCAGCAGAACTACGCAGGTAGGTTACTTCCTTTCCAACCTTATTGACTGTCTTTCGTTCAAATAAATCACGGTTGCAAGTCCTCTTGTAGAAGTCTACTTTGGCTTCATCAAGGCTGCAACCGTATTCACTACCGAAATACCCTAAAAGTAAGTGTAAATAGCTATTCTGAGCCAGTGTACGATTAGGTAGCTTCTTCTTCACCTCGACTACCGCACGCTCGGAAAATAGCTTATTTACATACTCCTTGAATTTTGGTATGTCGTATTCGTTTTTAAGATTGAACAACATCTAACCCAAAGATTTTCTGATCGGTGATTAACTCTCTGTTTTCTTCCAGAAACCGGATAAACTCTTCACAATGATTAGTGAGAATCGGTATATCACGTTCTGGATTAAACACATAGGTTTCAGTATAACTGCCTACTGGGTAACCGACTTTATTGAACTCTACAATATTGTACTCAAATGTTCGTATGTCGTTACCGTTTTGCATTAAAGCGTAGGGGTAAACAAGGTGCTGAAAGTGATTTTTGAACTTTCCAACACTGTAACTACCTGTAGTCTTTATGTCGTGGACGGTGGTAGGCATCAGTTCGTCAATCAGACCATAAACCAATACGTTACCGAATGCAGTAGGTAGGATTGCTTCTACTCTTTGTTGAGTCAATGCACCTTTGAAGTAGTTGGCAAACTCAGTACATAGCGATACAGGGAAAGTAAATGTGCGGTTGTTATAGATAGCACGATACCACATATTGCTATTATCGTCTGTTACACGTTCTACCTCTATGTCTTTAGGTTTCCGGTTCTCTATGAGAGCATCTACCAGTTCATTAAAGCAAGTGCCTTTGTCTGCTGCTTCGCTATCGAACGGCTTGCGGTTGATCCGGTCTATCAGTTCATGAAACTGCAACTCGTGAAATTCTTCAGGGGTATGGGGAGGATTTTCACTCCATCCCCAGTACTTTTCCCAAACAATATCACTATTCAAATACCCCAAAAAAGAATCAAGGACAGTGGCATAGAAACGATACTTAGGCTGCTGGTTCATACTTCTTATCAGCGTTAAGTTTCAGATTAAGAGCCTTTGCCTTACTGTTTATGAGTTGAGCTGCCATAGCCTTAGAACTACCTACGTGATCGAAGCTGTCAATCTGGGCAATAAAGTTGTTTGCGGATTCAGCATCAGTAATAAGCTCTATCTGCTCTTTGATCTCTTCAATTACCTTTTCGTACTTCTCGGTTTCAGCTTTCTTTGCTGCCAACATAGTAAGATAAGGATTAATAACCCGTGAAGCTATGTAATCATTCTTTGCTATTGGTTTACCGCTCGCATCTATGATGGTAGGTACTTCCATAACAGAGGGAAGGTTACAAGTATTCTTACCATCATTTCTACTTGTCGGATCGAAAGTAATAGTACGTCTTTGGCGCCCATTCTCACTTTTCATCTCAAGATAGCCAAGCAAATCAAGCTCAGTAACAATTGAATTGTAAGACTTTTCACGCAAAGCAGGGATAAATACTGTATCATCACCCTCTTTGCGAGTATCACGGTGAGCGACAAAAATCACATTTTTATTGAGCGAAGAGAGAGTTCTTGTCATCCAAGAAAATTCAGCGTTGATACCTCCCCAATCTCTAATACTTGGCTGACGTGTACCACATTTATAAGTAATAATAAAGTCCATCATTTTACCGATGGTATCTATAACAATTGTCTGATAGCCGGATAAATCTTCTTGCAACACTTGTTGTACATCATTCCAAGAAGTTATCTGAACTGTGTCAATACCATCTAAATGTGCCATATTTACACGCTTTACACCGTTGTCGAAGTCCAACAATAAGGGCTTTGGCGCACTGAGGGCGACTGTTGTTTTACCCATACCTGCTTGACCGTACAACATCATCTTGATTGTCGTAGGTATTACTAATTCGTTTGCTTTCTTAATCAAGCTCATAATCGTTATTATTAAAAGGGTTAATAAATTATTTATATTCACTAATAATCTCTCTGACTTCAGCATTTGCCAAAGGAGAGAGATTCTTTGTCACATTACACTTTAAGGCTGCCGCTTCAAGCTCAAGTACAGATAGACGGCATTTTGAATTATTACCCTTTCCATAGTCTTTGTTTCTTTTCACTACACCAGCCTTAATCCATTCTTTGACCACTACTTCTCCGTACTTTCGTCCAGCTTCTCTTAGGGAGATGTATTTCGGTTCTTCGCCAAGTTCTATGCTTTTTTTCTTTTCTCCAATTTTAGAGACTCCATCTATAAGACGATCCAATACCTCACTTTGAATTGCGTATATCATGTTTCTAACCTCCTTATTCTTTCAATTTGTTCAACTCTTGATCTTCTAGATCTTCTCATATCACCCTGTTCGTGGTAAAGTGATAGAGAGAACACACATAGCAAACAGCAGGCAACCACCGCCCGACCAATCGGTGAAAAATCCATCGTGAACTTCGTACCGGCTATTCGTTCGTAAAGCATTGTAGCCAGTTCCCTGCCGTTTCTCACATGAAGGATGGTAAAAGCCATTTGCAGTTGATTATTTATTGTGCTAATTGCCCTGCACTTCATTGAGGCTATTTCCTTTTTTTCATACCCTTGTGCGTACATTCGTGCTGTAATCTCGCATTCAGGGGTAAGCTCCGTTAATACTCGTTCCATAATCGTGTAAGTTGAGTATTAGTAATTCCGGACCACGTCAATATATCCGGCTTCCCTGTTTGATATTACCGAGTATAAGGACTGTTCTTTTTCGATTATCCGGTCAATTCTTGCTAAGCGGTTAAGGTCCGCTGTACATCTGCGAAGCTGAACGAGTAACATATCACTAAAATCATAGCGTACATAATCCTCTTTCTTTTTTAGCTTCTTCTTGATTTGCTTTCTTTCTTCTAATTCCTTTGCCATAATAATTAAATTATTGATTAGTAAATAGTGGATGATAGAGGAATCGAACCTCTCTCAATCGTGATAATTGGTTGCGCAACATGAAGCTCTAACCGATAAGCTAATCATCCAATTAAAAAAGGCATACTATCTTCGCAGACCGTACACCTGTACAACACAAACACAAAATAAAACACGATAAAACAATAGTTTATATAGTTCTTTCTTTTAAATTCTTATCTTTATAATGCATGCGCGAGCATTTGATTTATCGCTTGAAAATTGCCGCTTTTCTAAGGTGAGTGCAGCGGCATTCACCTTTTTATTCCTTTCTATTATTTAGATTTGAGAATTACTTAACTGATTTTAATTATTTATCCTTCGCTAACTCATTCAGAAGCGCATCGGCCCGTTTTACCGCAAATTCTGCAAGGTTTGTAAAGTGACCATAATTATAGCTTTCCGTCTCCGAAGCTATCATCGCTTGCATAGCTAACCCTGCAAAGTATTCGCGCTTGGTTATATAGTTTAAATGCGGATTTGCATCTGCGGGAAACACAGGTTCATTTCCCAATTCTTTTGCTTTTTTACTCATATCTTTTATTGATTTACACAAACCTTGAATATCTTTCAAAGATTTGCAAGTTTTAATACATATCTTACCTTCTTAATATCAAGATCGGCCAACTAATTCGCCATAAGCTATTCTAACGAAAAAAAAGCAACCGATACATATAATACCTATTATGGTAACAGACATAGATTTCATTGGGCTATATGTAGTTATTGCCCCATATAGCATACCAATAGCGCATATAGCTAAAAGTATGGATAAAACAAACTGGATTAGTTTCATATTCAATCCTCCTTTTCTACTTTAAAGCCCTTATCTTCGAGATAGCTAATTATAGTATCTTCACTTATTTGATTTAAAACTTCCGTTTCATCCATTTCAGAAACCAAACTAGATGTACCGAAATACTCCACACAATCAGATGCATTTACAAGTGATAGCAAGCTATCAGCATCTACTTTTGAATAATAATGTGACATAATCGTATAATTTAAAATTTGCGCCCGTGTACTAATCCGATTAGACCATCACGGGACGGGATTAACCGCCACACGAGCTATATAGACCTGTTAGCGTAGTAGCCGCCTGAACTATATATACTTCCATATAAATCCATAAGCCGTTCTCCTATGACCATCACAACATTTTTTTATAGTACTATAATCGTAATTATTGTTATCACAAGCATCACTTATACAATTATATTTTATAGAGGATTTCATATCAATAGTAAATTTTACTATTGGGATATATTTCCTATTATGCCTTTGTTTTTTCTTATTTGCTTCTGTCAATCTCGTTTTTGTAATATGATTATTCATATTTTCTTTATGAGTAACCCATCTTAAATTGATAATTTCATTATTCTCTTTATCCGAATTAATATGGTCTACTTCCTTTTTATTGTAAGGGTTAGCTAAAAAAGCATTAGCGACTAGTCTGTGAATATATCTATGGTATTTGTTTCCATTTCTACTTAACAGTACATATAAATACCCATTTCGATTTTTTCTCATTTTCAAAATTTTACCCTTAAAGCTTGCATATTTAGAATCATCAAAAGATTTCCGATTTATAGACCTAACTCTTCCTAAATTGGATACTTGATATTCTTTTTCAAATTCATTTATGTCTTTCCAAATTTCCGTCATAGTAGTATGTTTTCGTGCTCATAGAGTAATTCGATTACTTGCATCACGCATAACTATGAGCTTATTAATAGCGTACGGACGCCTACCCCGTTTTCTTACTGATAAAGACGCTTTTTTCGGACTATCATAATTTTTATAAACCTTTCTACCCATTTGTAGCATGGCTACCACATAAGTGATATTCCCTATTTTCAATACTTCGTTGTATGTTCACGAGCTTACGGGTTATAGTTTTAGCCGCCTCATGCTTCACAATTTGCAGATCACCTGCTTTCAAAGAGCTAATCAATAGCACCCTACCCGATTCTCGCTATCGGCTGCCGTTCAATCCGTCAGTAGGGTAAATAGTTATGCGTATCGGCTCAATCCTTGAACTATACAGAGGGCATCATAATCCATTTCATTATCCTCACCTGCATCAGGTCCCATGATTGCTTTGTAAGTCTCGATTTCATCTTGTATCACTTCGATGATGTCAGCCTTACAATCTACGTTGAAAACTCTACAGGCTGTTGCTTCGTCCATATTCTGAACATTATCCAAATCTCTGTACAAGGCATTCAAACCTTGTTCTAATTCGTAGCGTGTCATAGTCGTAGATATTAAGCGATTGATAATAAGTTAGCTTTCTTATAGCATCTGAACTCACCAACTTCTGTATCATAGTAAGTCTGAACGGTATCATTCTTTGCTCTCTTATCAGTACCAGTGATAGCAGGCATCAATTTCTCGCAAAGTGTGCCGTATGCTTCACGTACAGAACCGTCTACTTTTTGATAGTAGAACTTCACAATACGTTGCTTCATTTCAGATTTCAGTTTCAAATTAGCCCATGCAGTTTTTAATGCTTCGCTCATTGAAAAACCGTTCTTCTTCACCATCTGCCAGGCAAGAGACATTACCTCTTTCATCTGATTTTTAAAGTTCGTGCTCATAATCGTGTATTTTAATATGTATGTACTATTTGATATATCATTTAATCTTCGTTTCTTTGTATCAGATTAATTTGATAGTGCAAATATACTATCTTCTTGCAATATATCGCTAAATATCGCAATAAAATATTGCTATATTGACAATATTTAACATTATGAATAAAATTAATATCGCAAGTTTAAGAAAATCTCTGAAACTTAGACAAAAGGATTTTGGTGAAAAAATCGGTATCAAACAAGCCTATTTGTCAGAAATAGAAAGTGGCAAAAAGCCTCTAACAGAAGAGTTATATAATAATATTATAGAAGTATTTGGTATGGATAAAGTCTCTGAATACTTTATCAACACAGATAATAGCGATATTATCGCAAATAGCAATACAAACGAAGCAATTCCAATAAACCAAAACTACATTATAAACGTACCCCTAGTGAACCAATACGCACAAGCAGGATATTTATGTGGCTATGAAGATGCCACATATATGGCAACTTTACCTACTATACCTTTTATAGTAGATCATGAGGCCCAAGGAAATTATGTCGCCTTTGAAGTAAAAGGTGACAGCATGAATGACGGAACTGAAGACAGTTATCTGGAAGGCGATCGTCTCCTTTGCCGGGAGATACAATCTCATTTATGGGTAACGTCCAGGTTACATATTAGAAAATGGGATTTCGTCATCGTTCACCAAGAAGGAATACTTGTCAAAAGAATAATAGATCATAATGTAGATAGCCATACAATTACAATACATTCTTTGAATGATATGTATTCAGATAGGGTTATTGATCTTACGGAAGTAAAACAGATTTTTAATGTGATCGAGTTACAAAGACCAAGACGAAGGTAATATTCAATTAATAGTAAACATTAGAAAAACTTCTCTATATAAAAACACTCAAAATAAAAAATTACTAGAGATAGAACACAATGGAAAACTTTACAATAAATTCGGTAAGAGATTTCATATCTATATTAGATGAAAGAAATATAAAACCTGATATTGATTTCTTTAGAGGTCATTCCGATATTAATTATAAACTCATACCTTCTATTGGTAGGCTTTTTCCAAAAGATTTAGAAAGGACCAAAGATTTTGAGCAAGACATGATGTCTGAATTTAGAAGAATGCATACTCTTCATGTAGATAGGTGTAATAATGAGTTTGAATTACTATTTTTAGCCCAACACCATGGATTACCCACGAGATTACTTGATTGGAGCTATAATCCATTAGTAGCTTTATATTTTGCTGTATGCAGTAACTATGATAAAGACGGATGTGTATATCAATATTTTCCCTCAAGAATGATCTTTGCAGACAATAGAAATCCTTATACTATTGAATCCAATTTTTTAATTAAACCTATTATAACAAATGAAAGATATAAAAACCAAAATAGCGTATTCATAATATATGCAAACCCGACAGAAGAGGAATCTGATGTTTATGCAAAGTATAGAATTCAAGCAGCATATAAGAAACATATTCTTATGAGTTTAAGAAAAATAGGAATAAGCCATAGTTTTATATATCCAACACTAGAAGGACTTTGCAAAGATATTAAACTAACAAAGTTAAATCTATGGAGAATATAAATCTATAATATTTATATTAGACAACACTCGATCAATAAACAACAAAAGAAACTCATAACTATACATATAATCCCTTTTTTTTACAGAATAATAAACAAACCAAACGACCTACATGATGAGAAATATTTTACACTTAGTAATCGTCATTCTTTTAATAATTGGATGTAACACTGATAAAAACGATGATGAAATAAATACTTTCGAAATACTTACATTTGATAAACACGAACTAACAATCAATCCAAGCAGCCCTTATCAAACCATGTTTATAAATGCAACAGGGAAATTCAAGATTAAAGTAGAAGGAGTAAAAGATAACGACAGATGGTTATATTACACATTATCGGAAAACGAACTTACGATCAATGCATTATCTAACAATGATGAAGTTGTAAAATCAGCTCTCATCATTATTTATAATGAAGAGAATGCCATATCTGACACACTAAAGATAACTCAACCTATCTACGAAGAAAGAATTGCTCTTATAAAATTTTACAAAGCTCTCAATGGCGATGAATGGACAAAAAATGAAAACTGGTGCAGCGACAAACCAATAAGTGAATGGTATGGAATTAGAGCAATCAACGATGCATTTGTTAGCAGTATTTGGCTTCCTGGCGACGCTTATATAGAAGGAGAGCTACCGTCATGTATAACATCACTTAAAAACCTAAGAGAACTTTGTTTTGAAGGCACAAGAATGAGTGGAAAATTACCTAGCAATATTGGCGACCTCACGAAACTTCAACACATAGCAATTAAAAATTGTAACTTTTCAGGAACCATACCTGAATCTTTGAAGAATTGTAAAGAATTGGAAATTGTCGATCTCTCTCATAATAATTTTTCAGATGCTATTCCAGAGTTCTTCTTCCAATTACCTAGATTACATTCTATAGAGTTGAATCACAATAAATTTGAATCATTTAGTATGAATAGCAACCCAATAGAAGGAGATCTAGTCTACATGTCTATAGATAACAACGAAATATCTTCTTCTATTCCAGAAAACATATTTAAAATAAAAACTATGCAATTTATATATGCGAATGACAACAAAATTAGTGGAACAATCCCTGCGAGCATTGGAGATTCACGAAACCTTATGATATTAAGATTAGAAAACAATAACATTACAGGAAAACTCCCCGAAAGTATGGTAAATCTACAGTTATTAAATGATTTCAGTATTACTAACAATTATATAGATGTCAATAATACCGACTATTTAAAATCCAACTCCAACTACTCCAACTGGAGATTCGGAAATCAAAACAACAATATAAAACCAAATAATTAAAGTAAAACAATGAAAAATATTTTATTTTTAATGATGGCTGCACTAGTGATTATGGGATGCAGTAAAGATTCTACATTCACGGATGATAATGACGACAATAAAGAGATTCCGGAAGTGTCTGTAACAGTAGATGCATCTGATATAAAAGTTGTAAGCGCAACGCTAACAGGGAATGTAAATTCAACAGCACTTGAAGAAGATCGGTTAGGAGTAACCAATTATGGTTTCATCGTATCAAAGAATAGTAATCCAACCAAAGAAAACGGATGGGTTTTAAAAGGAAGCAATATTAAAGGCAATGAATTTTCAGTAATAGCTATGAATTTAGCTCCAACAGAACAATATTATTATGTATCATTCTTTTATGATGGTTCTAAATATTACTACGGAGAAGTTCTTTCTTTCTCAACCAAGAGTTTTAATATGGCTGATTTAAAAGCAAAGGCAAATACAGGTGAAACAGTTGCATCTTTAGAAGGCAAAATTGATTATGATAAAATTGGCTATTTCGATTCTCACAGATTGGGATTTAATATAATTGAAGCAGCCACTATTTATAGACACGAGACGGCTAGTGAAGGAGCAAATTGTACATATAATGCATATATCGATCATTTATCTGCTGAAACAGATTATGATTACTATTTCTTTGTTGAATATATTGATAAAACTAATAAAAAACAGACACTTAAAGGAGAAAATTTGAATTTTCATACAACAAATTTAGAATTGGAAACAGGAATGGTAGATCTTGGTTTATCTGTCTTGTGGGCTGGAGCAAATCTAGGAGCGAGTTCCCCAGAAAGATATGGTGATTTTTTTGCGTGGGGAGAGACTGAAACCAAAGAGAATTTCGAATTATCTAATTATTTATATAAAGACGTTCTCATTGGTATTGAGACTGACCCTCATTGGCCTGGTGGAACTAAATTTTATAATATTTCAGGAACTAATTACGATGCGGCAAATAAAAAAATAGGAAATGGATGGAGGATGCCATCAGAGAAAGAATGTGATGAATTAGCCGATAATTGCGAATGGAAATACATGGCATATAAAAAAACATGGGGATTTCTTGTCACAGGAAGTAATGGTAACCGCATATTTCTTCCTGCTGGTGGAAAAAAATATAATGGTAAGCATGAAAATACAACTAACTATTGTTATGTATGGTCGGGGGATTGTTCAACGAGCAAACATTCAGAAACAGGGAAAATATGTGATGTTTTTAGTGCTTCATATACTATTATAGGTTTAAGCAAAGGAACCAATGAAGGAGTCGAAGCATATTTGGGACTTAATATACGTCCTGTAAAAAATAAAAATTAATCATATTATTAACATTTCAATTTTACCTTAAAAAATAGCAATTGCATAGTAGATCATCTACAAGCCGGATTAACCTCCGGCTTTCTCTTTACCCTCCTCTTTGTGAAATACGAAATCAAGAACCTTCCTATTAGCCCGATCAATAATAGACCAGTCCTTTTTGATATAAATATCCGTAACTTTTCTTTCCGAATTTACATGATTTAAACAAGAAGCGACATCATCAACTGATATTCCACAATTATTCCGGGCTATTGTAGCCCAAGAATGCCTAGCCGAATAAAATGTTAGATCAGGAATCCCGACCGCCTTCCCAACCGTTTTTAAATGAAAGTTTATAAGTCTATTGAATTCTATATGACTTTTGTAGCGCATAAAGAAATTGAAAGCCCTATCACCTACTAAATCTTTATAGCGTTCAATATAAGGCAATAGCTCTGGTTCATGTTTAATTGATATGAATGCCTTATCTTCCCTGCGTCCTTTGGTCTTTCTACGCTCATAATCAAAACGACCAAGATTAGGTTTGCCAAGATAATACATGTCAACTGTATTCATTCCAATCATCAAGAAAGACATAACAAAAACATCCCTTGCAATCACAGGGGCTATTTCATTCGTCTCAAATTCAATGATTGATCGAATCTGTTCAACGCTTAAAGCTTTTTTCGTAGTAGGATTGTTTTTGGGTATGGTGTATGCAGAAAAAGGAGAATTAGGAATTCGAATAAGATTTCGCTCCTCATCATTAAACTCTTTCTTTCCGTTTTGAAAAATAGTATGAAGTGTGGTTAAATACAGACACACACCTGTATCTGTCATAACACCTCCATTTCTTGTCTTGTTTGACCGAAGCCATGCCTCGAATTGCTTCAGGTGGCTGCTGGTAAGATCGGTAAAGCTAAAATTCCTATCCCCTACAAAACTTTCAAACTTACTCATCGTTATTTTGTAGGTTGTACCAATTGAACGGCCCGCATCAATAGCCTTTTGCGCAAATGAATACCCATAATCAAATAGGTTTATTTTTGTATTTGATTTACCTTTTAGAAAATTGTCAATATATTCAGCAAGCTGCTTTGCATTATAGCTGTCAAGGTTTTCCATACGAGAGAATTCCTGTCTTATTCTAGCCTCTTCTATTACCAAAGAATCATAAATCGGATTATTCCTCTCTTTTAATTCAAAAGTCTTCTTGTTAATCATCTCCATCGAAACATAATGCCTAGTTGGGAGATAAGCGGATTGTCTATTTTGCGTAATCCTTAACTTTACATTCCAAGTATTATCGCTCTTCTTTTGATGCTTTAGAATCGTGTGATTTACTGTTGCCATAATCGTGTGTTTTACAAAATTAGAAATTTCACAATGCTGTTCTTTTTTCGTAAAACAGTTGTAAAACATCTCACGCCAAATATAGTCATAATTTGCTGAATATGAAAATCCGTGTAATATACAGAACCGCATCTGCAAGCGGTTATCATCTGTATATCACACGGATTCAATACTTTTCAGAAACTGATATTCCTTAC